GGCTTCCTCGGGCGCTTACGGTCTCCCCATTTTGACAGGCGCCCCAGGTGGGCGCACCTAATCACCCCAGGAGGGCGATGATCATGACCGCAAAGAAGGATGCATCTACGCGCGCACGCACCAATCGCGCCTCTACAGCTGCAACGCTCGGTGAGCACCCCGATACTTTGCCCGCGATCATCCCCGATCTGCCCGACCGTTCCGACGGTGAGGGCGGAACACTCCTCTGGCACAAGTTGACCCGCGAGTGGTGGGCTGACATGTGGGCGTCGCCGATGAGTCGCGAGTATCACTCGAGCGACCGTCACGCGCTGTACATTCTGGCGGCGCTGGTTGACCAGTTCTGGATTGACCCGAATCAGAAGCTCGCTGGCGAGATCAGGTTGCAGCGTCAAGCATTCGGTCTCACGCCNTATGACCGGCGTCGNNTNGANTGGACTATTGAGACCACCGAGGANGCGAAGGAGCGCGGCGCTGCACGACGTGGGCGCCAGCCATCTGCGCAGCCGGAAGCATCATCTGATCCTCGCCTTGTCCTAAACCAGTAGCCCGCCATGACGGTGCTCATTGTGCCGCCGCTCGACCTGTCTTACCCGACATTGGGTCCAGCGCTTGCGGACTTCATCCACGAACGGTGCATCTTTGGCCCCGGATCCCTCGCCGGAGAGCCTGCCGAACTTGACGCAGAGAAACTTGCGGCACTGTACAGGCTTTATGAGGTGTATCCGCAAGGCCATCGTCTGGCTGGCCGGCGACGGTTTCAGCGTGGCGCGATTGAGTGGCGCAAGGGTCTCGCGAAGACCGAGTTTGCGGCGTGGATCACGTTTGCCGAACTCCATCCCGAATCGCCCGTGCGCTGTGACGGGTTCGATGCCGACGGTAACCCTGTCGGCAAGCCTGTTGCGTTCCCCTATATCCCGATGCTTGCTCACACACAGGAGCAGGTTTCCGAGCTCGCTTATGGCGTCCTCAAGTATGTGGTCGATGAGGGTCCAGACGCGGATCTNTTCGACTCGTCACTTGAGCGCATTATTCGGCTTGGCCCTGGCGGTCGTGCCGAGGGTCGCGCAGTGCCGGTTGCGAATGCCCCTGGCTCGCGTGATGGTGCACTCACCACGTTCCAGCACGNGGATGAACCTCACCGGCTGTACNTGCCGTCGCACAAGGCNGCGCACGAAACGATGTCGGCGAACCTGAGTAAGCGCCCTCTNGAAGATCCGTGGATNCTGTACACCTCGACGGCCGGTCAGCCTGGTCAGAACTCCATTGAGGAGGATGTCCGGCTTGAGGCTGAGATGATCGACCGGGGCGAGATTGAAGANCCNGCGTTGATGTTCTTTGGTCGGTGGGCTGGTCCTGAGCATGACGACCTATCCACGATTGATCTACGTGTGGCNGCTATTGCNGATGCGACCGGACCCGCGGGCGAGTACGGGCCGGGACAGTTCGAGTCCATCGCGAAACAGTGGGACCGCCCAAAGGCCGACACTGCATACCTCGAGCGCGTTTGGCTGAATCGTTGGCGCAAGTCCAACAGCATGGCGTTCGATCTTGTCAAGGTTGCCGATCTATGCAAGCCCGGCATCAAGATTCCAGACGGCGCATTCGTGACGCTTGGATTCGATGGCGCCAGGTTCCGTGACGCAACGGGCATTGTTGCGACCGACATCAACACGGGGATGCAGCAGCTCGTAGCGGGCTGGGAGCGTCCCGAGGGTGTTGACGACTGGGAGATTGACGAGGGCGAGATTAACGCCGCGATGGAAGACGCCATGTCACGTTTCGATGTGTGGAAGTTCTATGGCGACCCCCCGATGTTCGAGAACACGTTCGGCACCTGGTCTGTCAGGTGGCCCGATCAGGTTGAAGAGTGGTGGACGAACCGCCCGAAGGTGATGGCCTACGCATTGCGCCGCTATGTCGAAGCCATTGACACCGAAGTGGTTTCGTTTGGTGGGCTCGACCGCCAGCATGACGACCTGATTCGCCACATCGGCAACGCGGGCCGCTATGACCTAAAGATTCGCGATGACGAAGGCCAGCCGCTGTGGGTTCTCCGCAAGCAGGACGGCCACAACGAACTCAAGTTCGACTACGCGATGGCCTCGGTCCTGTCGTGGGAGGCCTGTATGGATGCCCGCAAGTCTGGCGCCAAACCAAGACGAAAGAATCGTGCGCCTAGGCGCATCTACTAACGAACCCGAAGGGGGTAAACGTGGCCGCGACCCCCGATGAATGGCTTCCAATTCTTGCGGCACGCATGGATGCACGCTATCCGCGTGTGCTGCTGTTGCGTTCCTACGCGAACGGCAACGCCCCCATGCCCGAAATGGGCAGAATGTGCGGGCGTCGTGGATTGCGTTCCAACGTAAGGCTCGCACCAACTATGGCGGGTTGGCGGTGGCGTCTCTCTCGGATCGTCTACGCCAGAACGGCGTGACGGTGGGCAGTGAGTCCGACTCCCCCGAGTCTGTCGCAGCACGTCGCATTTGGCGTGACAACCGTATGGACGTACAGCTCGACGAGGTGCTTGACGACATCCTCACGGTCGGCGTCGGCTACATGGTGGACGGCGACGACTCTGGCAACGCGGTTATTACACGCGAGAAGCCCGAGCAGTTCTATGCAGCCCCAGATCCGCTGCACCCGTGGAAGGCCCGTGCTGGCCTTAAGGTGTGGCGCGACCAGGATGCGGGCGTGGACTATGCCCTGGTGTGGACGCCAGGCGTGCGCCAACTTTACGGGCGCATGTCATTTGTCACCGGCTTAGGAGACGTTCGCACCGAGCGCGTAACCGCGGTTGGCAACTGGGAGCCGCTTGGCCAGCCCGAGACGTACGAAGGCCCCGTGCCGATCGTGATCTTTGAGCGCAAGGATGGGCTTGGCCTGTTCGAGCCGCACATCGACACCATTGACCGCATCAACCTGGGCAAGTTGCAGCGCCTCGTCACTACCGCAATGCAGGCGTTCCGTCAGCGTGCGACTAAGGGCGACCTGCCACACAAGGACGAAGACGACAACGACATCGACTGGGCGAAGGTTTTCGAGCCTGCCCCTGGCGCACTGTGGGACTTGCCCGAAGGCATCGACATTTGGGAGTCGCAGCAGACCGACATCCGTCCCATGCTTGAGGCCGAGAAGGCCGATGCTCGGGACTTTGCGGCCGAGACCCGCACCCCCATGTCTGCGTTCATTCCTGATGGTGCAAACCAGTCGGCCGAGGGTGCGGCGAACAGTGCTGCAGAACAGATCGCACAGGCAAACAACGAGATCGCACGTATCAAGCCCGCACTCGCCGTGGCAATGGTCTATGCACTCCGCATCGAGGGCGTCGACATTGCCGACCAGACGGTTGATGTGTCCTTCGAAAATCCGGCCATTGTGTCCATGTCGGAGAAGTATGCCGCCGCCGCACAGGCTAAGGCGTCCGGCATGACATGGGACTCCATTGCCCGCATTGTGCTGGGCTGGTCTCCTGAACAGGTGGCCGCGGATGCTCTGGCCCGTTCGTCGGAGCAACTTTCAGCGTTGACGCTCATCCAGGCGGCAGCACCGCCGGTGGCACCAAGTGTCCCCGTCACCTGAGCAGGTCATCGCCGGACATCGTGCCGCGCTCGCCCAGGTTCGCGCCCGGGTCCTCGCCTACGCGCAAACGGCATGGAGGGCGCAAGGCTCATATCGTGAAGCGGATATTGACCGCCTTGTCTCACTAATTGCGCCTCGCGTGATTGCTGGTCAGGTGCTCACGGCGAATCTCACGTCGTCATATATTGCGACCATCGCATCGGCTCAAGCCGGCAAGTTCGTCAAGCCTTCGCTCGTGGATGTGACTGCCGTGACGATGGGTCGTGGGGTTGCTCCCGATGAGGTGTACCGGCGTCCAGCCACGAAGGTTTACGCGTCACTATCTGAGGGCAAGTCTTTCCGGGATTCGGTAGCCGCGGGCTCGCTCCTATTGGGGCAACTTGTGGTGATGGACATGCAGATGGCGCAGGTTCGCCAAGCGCGCGAGTCCTATAGGTCCACGGGTTCCACACGGTACCGCCGCATCACGTCGGGCAATCCCTGCATCCTGTGTGAGGTTGCATCGGCTGGCACCTATGCGTCATCGGATCTCATGCCCGTTCATGACGGTTGCTCATGCACCACCGAGGCCGTCACCGGGTCCACGCCCACCCGTGAGCCTGACCTGTCCGGGTTTGCAAACCCTGACACCAAGGTCGGCGTCGCATCACATGGCGAGTACGGGCCTGTGCTTGTGGTCGAGACCCAAAACTTTGCCACCTACTAATTCTTCCGTCCATACCGGATGGGATTCCAGCCGCCAGGCGCGGCACAACATCACCCCAGGAGGGCGATTCCATCATGTCTGAAACCACCGCCACACCAGTAGTCCCCGAAGCGCCAGTTGCCCCGCAGGTCGAGGTTAAGGCGCCACCCGAGGACCCAAAGCCAACCCCGCCCTGGGGCACGGCTGAGGACTTCAACCCCGAAAAGGCTTGGGAACTCATCACCAAACTCCGGGAGCAAAAGAACGACCCGGCAGTGGCGAAGGAACTCGAAACCTTGCGAGCCGACAAAGCGACCCGTGAGGATGCCGAACGGTCCGACGCCGAAAAGGCCGAGGCTCGTGTCAAGGCAGCGGAAGACAAGGCGACCGAGACGGCTGCCGAACTTGTCCGCAAGACAGCGGCGTGGAAGCACGGCCTCTCCCCAGAGGATGCNGAAGCGCTTGAAGGAATCCCCGCNGACCGTGTTGAGGCACTCGCAGAGCGACTTGCNGGCAAGGCGGTCCCCACACCGAAGGCGCCCAGCCCAGAGGGCCAGGGCAACGTCGGTGAAGTAGTAAACGGAGACCAGGACCCCAAGAAGGTTCTCGATGGGCAGATTGCAGCAGCCGAGGCGGCGCACAATTTCCCGCTCTCCATCCAGCTCAAGCAACAGCGTTCGGCACTCGCCGACGCTAAGGACTAACAGACTCTAGGAGTCATCATGGCCGGAATAACTGGCATTGGCACCACCTTCAACCTCCCCAACTACCACGGTGAGTTGATCCAACTCACCCCGACCGACACCCCTCTGTTGTCCCTCTCGGGTGGCATCGGTAGCGGCAAGTCCACCACCTCGCCCGCCTTCGAATGGCAGACGAAGGATCTCCGTGACCCGGCGTCACGTCCTCGCCTTGAGGGTGCTGACGCACCGACCGCTGAGTCTCGCGTTCGCGCGAACGTCGAGAACGTCGTGCAGATCTTCCAGGAGGCCGTCTCGACGTCCTACTCGAAGCAGGCTGCCACCGGTCAGTATGCGACGCCCACCACGGCGCCGTTCTACTCGGCTGACGGATCGTCTAACCCGGTTATCGGTGAGCACGCTTCGCAGGTTGCGGACGCGTTAACCCAGATTGCACGGGATGTTAACTGGACGTTCTGGAACTCGAAGCTCGTTAAGCCGGAGACCAATTCGGCCGCGCGGGAGACCGCTGGCCTTTTGTCGGTCATGGAGTCGAACGCGAACGTCAAGGCGCACGCGCTTTACGTGGACAAGTCGGCTTCAGCGGCCGTCATCACCGCCACCCATGACCTCGCGGCGGGTGACAAGGTGGTCTTCACCGACGTGGGCGACTCAACCACGATCGTCCCGAACCGGGCCTACTGGGTGGAGTCGGTGTCCACAACCGTGTCGTTCAAGGTCGCTGCCACCAAGGTCGGCAGCGCCATCACGGTCGGCACCGCGACCGTGAGTTTCTATGGCATCAAGGTTGCAGATGTCCTGGCCGTGGGCGACGTCAACGGGCTGCTCCAGTCCGTGTACGACAACGGTGGCATATCGGATACCGGCACGGCAACGATCTTCGTTCCGTCAGGTCAGAAGCTCGCGCTGTCGGCTGCCTATGCGACGGCTTACGCGAAGGTCGACCCGCTGGCAGGCACTCGCGATGTCGGTGGCATTGCAGTCAACACGATCGTCACCGACTTCGGGACGCTCAACGTGGTCATTGATCGCGCGCTTCCGGCTGACGCGCTTGCCGTCGTCAGCCTTGAGCAGATCGACCCCGTATTCATGACGGTCCCGAACAAGGGTGTCCTCTTCGAAGAGGCCCTTGCGAAGACCGGTTCCGCCGAAAAGAGCCAGATCTACGGCGAGATCGGCCTGGCTTACGGGTCCGAGGCGTCGCACGGCGTCATCCGTGGACTGTTCGCGTAACCAAAGCAACTGACGAGGAGGTGGGATCATGGCTGTAGTCCAACTGGCAACGTCTACGGATGTTGTGGCGGTGCTTGGCCGTGCTCTCACCTCCTCCGAAGTATTGAGGGTCGAGCCGATACTCGACAAGGCGTCGGAACTGTTCCGGCGTCGTGCCCGTCAAACTTTCTCTAATGGCACGTCCACCGTTCGGCTGAAGGTCAACGGTGGGCGTGTTTACCTTCCGCAACGTCCCGTGACCGCTGTCGCGTCGGTTGTGGATGACGCTGGCGTTGTTGTCACGTATACGCTCGCAGACCAGTGGCTCACCCTGAATACCGTTTTGGGCGACAAGTTTTACGGGTCCGATGCGTTCGTGACCGTGGCGTACACGCACGGTGGCGTTCCTGAACTCGTGCGCCTGTGCATAGCTGACGTGGCACGCCAGGTTCTCACCATCGATGCGAACGCCCAGGTTGGTGTTTCACAGTACGCCGAGACTCGCGGCCCGTTCACCGAATCGGCGTCGTATGCGACGTGGGCGGTCGGTGGCTCCACTCGACTGTCTCCCGAGGATAACGCCCTC